GATGTTCGCCTGCTCATCGACCGATAGCCCTCCAAATTTCAGACATTGATCGCACGCGAAATGGGCCGTATCCAGCAGTGCCTGGTCGCCCCGCGAGTGCTTGGTCTTCGCAATGGCGCCGCCAACCAGCTGCGGGAGATTGGCGCGATCCTTCCGGAGAACGGCAGTGACGCGTTCAAGGTCGGACGCATCGGCCATACCGAGCATCTCAGGGATTGCCGGTGCAAGCGGTGAGCCGTCGCTTTCCGCATCGCCGGCGATTTCACCGATCTCCTCGTTTGCCAAGCAGCTCAGGAAGTCACAAAGTTCCGTGATGATCGCCTGCAGTCGCGCCGGCTGCGACGACTGGTCGCTCTCGATGGCCGCTTCGAGTTCCAGAGCGTCCCTCAACCAGTCGAGCTCAGCACTCAAGCGAGCGATCTGACCGACATCGCGCAGAGCTTTCGTCATAGAAGCCCGTGATGCCTTGTCGAGATCTTTGGCGGAGGATGGGCCTTCTGTGCCGATTTTCTTTTTCCAGGCAGCGATGAAGTCCTCACGGACACTTTTCGAGACCACTGTTTCATCATTAGCCGTGCTCGCCCCTGCGGCGGCGGTCGCGCGCGGGTCTCCTGCCAGTCCGGCGACGAGCTCGAGGCATTTGAGCGCATCCGCTTTGGCCAGATGACGGTGATCGGGAACAGTACAGGCCCAGATCTGGATTGGAGCGTCGAAGGGTTGCCGTCCCGACGGGACCCGTTCGGTGTCGACGGGTTCGCCTTTCACGACTGGCTCTGCGACATCGAGAGGGGCATCCGACGGCATTGCTGCTTTCCAGCAGTCAAAAATGGCTTCTGGGTTCGCGGGTCGATCGACCAAAGAAATCTCGTTTAAGACGAGACCGGTGACAGTGTTCGGGTTGCCGGCCTCGCGCCGTGTGACGCGCCCGCCAATGGAGAAGCCTCGATAGACCTGATTTCTTACTTTGGCCACCGCGATCGGATCGACGACATGGGCGACAATGCGGGTGGTGCCGTCCTCGCAAACCTCGGCTTCGAGCGTCGTGCCCGCGGCAGAGAGTTGATGCATCTCGCGAAGAGCAGGAAAACGCATGTAGTCGGGGATCGCCGCGCGGATGGCATCCGCCCGCACAATCTCTCCCTGTTCGTCTAAAGCCTCGGATGTCGCGATCCCGTACACGCGCACGGTCCCGTCGTCCTGAGGCTCGACCTTCTGGATTGCGCCGTAAAGCCGCATAATTGGAAATCCCAGTCAGTGTGGATTTAGTTTGATAGCGCGTACGGGACACCCGGCTGCCGGAAGAGTTAGGGTCCCGGCAGCTTGCATTGCACCGTCGAATTGAGCTTCAGCACACGTCCGTCGCTCAAATTGGCGGTGGCCTCGAGAACGTAATTGCCGCCGGCTGCCGAGGCCGGCATACCCCCGATTAAGGCGACGGAAAACGCCCCCGTCCGCGTCTGCAGCGATCCGTCCGTCGGCGAACGCACTTGAATAGCAGTCTGCCGAGAAACCGAGAAAACCCGTGACTGCGGCGTCGGATCGATCGCTGTCTCGTACGGGCCCAGCGCGCAGTTCCAGCTCGTCGATACGATCGTCGCTGCACCCACATCCGCCATGAAATCAAAGGCAAAATAATCGGCTTCACCAATCTCGATCGGGGCGAAAGGCGTTGCAATGCGCATTGTGAAAACCTCAATCACCTCTGAGCGGATGAATACTGTCGGGCCCCGCAAGTAAGCGGATCCTGCCAGGTGAGCGCAACAGCCGTTCCGGTGCAACCATCAGCAGGGACGGAGGGTCAGCCCATTCCAAGCAGAGCGGGCCGTCAGCTGAAATGCGTGTGCTATTCGTCAATGATTCTGCAGGAAGGAGCGCCTCACTGCCCGGAATAGTGAGAAGCTCAAGGCGAAATTGTACGTTGCTCGAGATAACGCAGGCAAATTCGACGAAGCCCAGCGTATCTCGGTGTAACACCGCGGCGGCTTCGAACGGCATGAACGCGTCCGTATAGAAGGCCAAGGAACCCGCCCATTGGATCGGTATTAGCGAACTGCGAAGAGCAGCACTAGAAGCTTCAACCGGTGTTTCGTCCTCGCAACGAATTTCTCGGCGTCCTTCGGTTGCCACCGCGACATTGCTCGGGACAGATAGGCCAAACTCAACCGCCGCAGAAGCATCTATGCGGCCGACCGCTTGATGCTCCATTGCATTTCGAGACTCCGCCAATATCGTGGCGCTGATTACGGGCGTGTAGGTGATGACGATGATGCCGTTCCCGCCATTGCCTCCGAGACCGGGGTTCGTGACGCCATTCCAGCCGCCGCCGCCGCCACCGCCGCCATAACCGCCGCCGGCGCCGCCGGCACCGCTCCCGGTGGCGTTCCCAGACTGAGAGCCGCCGCCTCCGCCACCGCCACCGCCGGAGCCGTGCGACGCATCCCATTCCTGCCCGGAGCCGCCACTACCGCCGGATGAAACGTTGTCGGACGATGCTCCGGCGCCGCCGCCTGCGCCACCAGCTCCATTGGAGTCACCAGTGCCGTTCGACCCAGGCGCTGCGCTCGATGACGACCCGGCGCCGCCAACCTGCGAGGCGGTGAAATTCGCCCCACCACTGCCGCCGGTATTGCTTGTCGCGTTTGAACCCGGGGCACCGCCGCCGGAACCGCCGCCGCCGCCACCGCCGTTGATGCTCGTTGAATTGGCATTTGCCGCACTACCGGCCGCGCCATCACCGTTGGGGCCGCCGGCGCCGCCGCCGCCAGCACCAGTCGCAGGATTGGGACCAGGGTTCGACCCGCCGCTGCCGCCCTTGTTTTTCGTCGTACCGACGCCGCCGGTATTGCCGGCCTGCTCGCCGCCGCTGCCACCGATTCCAGCGCCACCGTTGCCGGGCGCGCCAGCGGCTCCGCCCTTGGAACCAACCGAAGATGCGCCGAGCGTCGAGCCGTTGAACCAAGTATCGCCGCCGGCCGTGCCGGGTGTGCCTGCCGTGCTGGAACCCGGACCGCCGCCGCCGACTTGAATCGTGACGGTTCCGGAAAGGCCGGCGAGGTTCGTGATCTTCGAGTAACCCCCGCCGCCGCCGCCGGCGGCCAATTGCCCGTTGCTCGCCCCGGAACCGCCGCCGCCGCCGCCGATCGTCTCGATCGTGTTGGTGTTGGACCAATCCGACGGCACCGTCCATGAGGTGCCGGAGATGATATAAATTTGCGTCACATCAGGACCACGAGGCTGTTGGGCAGCCGGGTTCTGCCGCCGAGCCTATGAAGCCCGGGCAGGTGACGGCAACAGGCTCGGCGTATCGAAGAGGCGGAGTGTTTACGCGTTTGTCTTTTAGCGGAGCCGAGACACTCATACAGTCTTACTCTTTACGGGGCGCCATAACGACGATGGCGAGCCGGGGTCTCGATGATGCGAAATTGGGGATCGAGGTGATCATCGCTCATATGGACGCGAAAACGCTTCGCTAATATAACGGTCGCCGGGCACCGCGATGTCATCTGCGATGAGCTGCCCATCCGGATGTAAATCGAGCGCGGGGTCGGCATTACAGACTGCAACTACGTTGCCTGATTTGTCGACGACGCAGCATCGCCCGCTGGGTGGCTTGCAACCCGTCGCTTCAGCAATTGCAGCTCGGCAGGCCGCGTCATCATAGGAACGGGTGAGCGGAAGCAGAAGCACGCTCTCGCCCGGTTCAGCGCGTAGCTGCGCAACGGCCATATCGTCATCAGGGATGACCTTTCGACGAAGAATTTTGCTCTTCGTTGCGTAGAAGACCGCAAGGTGGGTAGCTATCGTCACGACCCGGTTCCACTGTTATTTAGTTGCAAGCGGATAAAATGAGAATGGCCGAAGAACTTGGGTGTTGTCGATGCTAAGATTTGGTCGGGCTAAGACTTGGTCGGACTGAGTAGTAAGACCGTTACGTCGTGGTCCCTTGAGTCCGCAGGTCGGCCCAGCCCTTATAGGTCGCGGTGCCGGCGGGTAAGGTCAACCGCAACCACACGCCTTGAGCGCCGGAGGTGTTGGGCGCTGCGCCCGAAGGCAGGTTGCCTGGGCCAGGCACGCTGACGAAGGCGGGTTGCGAGATGAACGAGCCTATGCCCGAAGGAGGCGCAGCTTGACGGTTAGCGGCAGTGCCGGTGTCGTTCAGAGCCGTGGTCAACGCCAGATCCAACAGAGCGCCCAAGGGTAGGCTCGGCGTCTCGCTCGCGACCTCGATCTGTGTACCGGTCAGTGCGGTGCCAGTGTTGTTACTGACAACGAAAACTTTTTCGTAATAGGTGCGCTGCGCGCCGGCCGATCCATCTGCTGCTGTATTTGAAAACATTCGGATAATGGCGGTGACGGGATTGGGCAAAATTTCAAAGAGCATTCCTTGGAGAATTTTGTAAGTGGTTGTATTGTCCGGGATCGTCGCCCAGTCGCGGCTGACGGCCACCACATCGGTGCCATAACCTGACGTGACGATGATTTGACGCAGCTGGTTTGCTCCGGTGCCGCTCCTGATCCAGATCACCTGTCCGAGGGAGACGCTGGGTCCGTCACCCGCCTGCAACTTGAACAAGGCCGGGGTCGTCCCCGTGTGATTGGCGGAGCCGCTCTGTGCGGTTCGAACCGTTGCGTCAGTGGTGACTGAACCGGTCGGCAATACACAGCTGTGCGCTGCCAGCGCCACGTCGCCAACCGGAGCCGTGCCACCCGGATTGGCAGCGGGACCGTTTGCGGTGGCTCCCGACAAAGCGGCGTACAGGAGTCGCTCCAGCGACTGAGAACCGGTTACCCAAGTCTGTCCATTCAAGCTTAACGTCTGGTTCTGGATCACGCCCGTCGCGTCACGACCGTAGAAGGTAATCTTGGTCTCCGTGTCACTGGCAGAGCTCGATATTACGTCTAGGTTGCCAGCCGGGGCGATATCGTAGAATGCGACACGACGACTAAAATCAACGGGGCCGCCGTTGATCGCGCCATCCGCCTCAGGCATATTGGCCGAACCATACACGACGATGTCGGAGGGCAGTACACTCATTAAGGGCTCCTAGCGTGCGTATTCATTGTGCTCCAGCGAATAATCTACCGGCGCGCGGTTGAGAGGTGGCCGCAGCGTCCCTCACCAGCGATCAAAATCACTGCACGCACAGGATCCAGGCGGAGCGAAGTATGCGCGATGACGGCGCGCGCCTTGCCAGTTGGCGGCGGGCGGCGGCTCTCCTGGGGATAGATTTCGACGACGAATGCGGTAGGCGAACCTAGTTACCTGCTTGCGCACTCCGGTTTTTTCTATCGGCTTCGCTCAGCAGCACAGGTCCTTGTGCGGTCAAAAACATCGGTTGGTCCCCGCCTGCGACCGGGGCCATTCCCAGAATGTCGCGCGCCTCATTGAGCGCAAAAATCCCGTCCTTCACATAACCGCTGAGGATCGTTGCCTGATCCTTTGGATCTGTCGGCCGGCTATTCGACCAGGCGAATTCAAGATCGACATGGCCCATCCTGGTCTGAATGACGCCGTCGACCAACCGCTTGAGCCACCCGAGCAAGGGCGCGAGCCCTTCTTCCAGGGCTGCTTCCTGCGCAGTCTGCGCCGTGGCCCGATTGACCTGCGGGGTAAAGGCGGTGGGCGGCAATGAGAATGCATAACAGACGATCCTCGCCAGCCACTCGTCGAAATCGTCCTTATACGGCGCCTCCTTGAAGGCCTGGTATTTGGCGCCACTGGGACCCCAGACAAGGCGAGTGCGATTACCCGTATTTCCCGCTAGAATCGAGTCGAACCACTCCTGGAATTGGCGGATCTGCTCGGGGCTCCACCCGTCCGGTGCGTTAAGCAGGCCAGGCGGAACATTGCCCTCGGTGAAATGTTGCAACTGCATCGCCTGGCGGCGTAGCGCGATATTGACCGTCGTCACGATCTGCTCGACGGGGCTGAAACCGTACGCCTTGTGCGGCCGCGGGTTCCGCGGTAGGTACATCAGCTCGTCGCTGGTCAGGAGGCGCCAAGGTCGCCCGTGAATGATCTGTTCGTAGGCCGGGGCCGGTGGCCGTGGCCGCCGGCCGGTATCATCGAGCAAGACTTTGACCGTCGAGCCGTCGACGACGTCGAGCCCGATGATTTTGCCGCCGCGGTTACGGCGTAATTCGAATGCCGCCGCGTCGAGCACAAGGACGTCTTCGAGCGCTTCGCGAAGCCAAGTTGCGAAGGGTCGTTCGCCGTCGGGGCTTCGCCAGAAATCGGTCAGCTGGTCAATCCGCCCGGCGGCGTCCTCGTCAGGCGTTTTTTCGTTGCGAGACTTGATCGTCCAGTCGAGTTTTTCGATCTGGTCCTTCCGCGTCTCAATCGCGAGCCGAGTGATATCGTGACTTTCGGCTAGCGCTCTCAGTTCGTCGAACCCGATCGCTTCGTAGGAGCGCGGCGTATAGATCGCATTGTAGCCGACTGGATAATCCCAGAGGCGTACTTGCTCGCGCTCAGGCGGAACCAGCGGATAGCTGGGCGAAAAGCTTCCTCTGTCCGGCTGAAAAACATCGCGAAATCGAGTGATGTCGTTCTGACTGCCCCAGCCGCCCCAAGTATATGACGCTAACGAGGTCCGCTTGCCGTCAGGATCAGGCATTAGAGGAACTCCATGGTGTCGCGATTGGCCGGCCGCAGGGACGTCTCTGCTTCAACCCAACGCCCTCGGTTGTGAGGATCCTGATCATTGAAACCCGACACAGCTGTAGGCAAGAACGTCGCCGTCAGAGAAGGCACCGGTAAGCACCATGCTGGCCGTCGAGGCGGCCGTCGGACGTACGAGAGTCCCCCTGGTTTCGTCGAAAACCGAGCAAATCGGAGGGTTCGGCCAAGGCGATACGAATGTGATCGTACAGATGCCACCATTGGCAGACCCGACGGTAACCCGGCCGGCACTGTCATTGCCGCCGATGGAAGGCAAAGTGCCACAATCGCTGGCCCCCGAACCGACCGCCGGGGTTGCCCCCGTCGTAATCTGATGACCGAGCATGCCAAGCGCCGAGGCGCTGCGTGGTGTAATCGATACTATTCGGAAATTGCCGCCGTCGAATTGCAACGCCATAAATTCATAGTTAATTGGCGCGAGTGTTACCGAGTTGCCGGCAGAGCCGGTCGCCCCGGCCGGATAAAGGATGTGTGCACCGGCGGCGCCGTTGACTTGAACAGTCATGGTCTTGCCGTTGTCGGTCGCAAAGCCCATCGTCCAGCCGGCACTGATCGCAGTCGTCGGCGGCAGGGTCACGGTTAGGGAGCTGACCGGGGTGTTGTAACTGGACAATGCGTTGCCGATGTCGCTTTGGGAGGCGGCATATGTGCCGACCGCCGGAAAGCTCCAACGATTGATTCCCGGGGCGTTGCCGCTAATCCCCATCAATGTGGCGGTTGCCGGTGTCGCTTGGATAACTCGGAAATTTCCGCCGTCGAACTGCAGAACGAGGAGTTCGTAGTTTGCTCCCGCGAGCGAGGCCGAAGTAGTCGTTGCGCCGCTGCCCGGATAGAGAATGCGCCCGCCAGAGGTGGAGTTGGTTTGCACCGCGGCGGTCTTGTTGCCGTCGGTCGCTATCCCAATCGTCCATCCCATCGGCACGGCCGTCGTCGACGGCAACGTTACCGCCAAATAGGACGCCGGGCTGTTGAGGCTGGATATTACATTGCCGTTGTCGGTAACCGTCGCGGAGTAAGAACTGACCGTGGGGAAACTCCAGCGGCTGATCCCCGCAGCGCCGACCATGCCGATCGCCTGCGCGGTCGCTGGTGTCGCTTCGAGCACCCGGAAACTGCCGTTGCCGTCGTACTGCAGCACCATGAACTCGTAGGCACCCTGGCTGGTGTTCGCCATGGCCAATGATGTCTGCGATCCGCCGGAACCCGGCCATACGATGTGGCCACCAGTGGTGCTGTTCACCTGGACCATCAGGCCCTTGTTGTTGTCGGTCGCGAAGCCCAGAGACCAGCCGTCGGGAAGCCCGTTTGTCGAAGGCAGCGTAACCGTCAGACCTGCGGCGCTATTGTAGCTCGATAGGACGTTGCCGTTGTCGCTGAGGTTGGCGGCATAGCCGGAACCGGCGGGGAACAGCCAGTTGCTCGGCCAAGGCGGCGGTTCGAAGCCGTTCGCCAAGCGTGTGTTTCGGGTCGACGAGACAATACGGAAGTTGTTCCCATCCGATTGCAACCGAACATATTCATAATTTCCGGCGCCCATTGTGATCGATCCGACGCTCTTGCCGCCTGAGATGACCGAACCACTGGTCGCCGTGATCGTCATGCCCTTGCCGTTATCGGAAGCAAATCCCATGCTCCACCCCACATTGACGGTGGAAACCGCCGGCAGGGTCACCGACATTGATGCGCCCGTGGTATTATAGTTCGAGACGGTGAGCCCATCATCGATCGGCTTTGCTACATAAGATCCGGCCACCGGAAACAGCCAATTGTCTCGCGATCCTGTGCCGATCACCGATATTCCGGTGGAGAGCGGTCCGTAATTGACCGTTGCGCCGCCATAGTTGGGGTTGATCAGCACATTGCCGTCGCTCGCGGTCGCATTCACTGCCGTGACACAGTTGAAATAGGGGGATACAAAAGTGTTGAGACCATTGTGACTGAAAGTTATCGACAGGCAGGTCGGGGACACTTCGAGATCGAGAGCGAAGAAGGTGTTGCTGAAGTTGTAACCGTTCTCCAGAACGGCTCCGCGGCCGCCTGTGCCCTCTGCCGTACCCGCACCGGATATCCGGGAAAACTGGACCTGCTCGAATGCGAGGCCGGCCGCCCCGCCGGCCGCCACACAAACCGCATAAACGTCACTGTCCAGCACATAATTGAACTGGCAGCCGCCTCCTGCTGGCGCAGTGTTGGTATTATTGACGATCAGGTGATCGAATTTTACCGAATTATGCGCATCGGAGAAATCAGTTTTGCCGACTACGACCACATAAGCCGGAGTATTGCCGTTGACAAATAGGGTGCCCTCTTCTCTAAAATAGAAGCACCCGGTCGGGCTGCTGCTGGTACCGTTGCCGCATTGGATCTGCAGCACCGGGCCGGACGCGATCGTTCGACCGTCAATGACGGCGCCGTCCGAGATCAGGCGAAACCCTTGGCCGGCCTGAGTGGCGTAGTCGATGATTATCGGTGATGTGACCTTGTAGGTCCCTGCGGTCAAGCGCACCGGCCTGTTATTCGCGATGGCAGCTGAAATCGTACTGTTTATTGCGATCGTATCGTCGTGATTTCCGTCGCCCACGGCGCCATTGCAGCGAACATCGATCCACGGGTGTCCGGAGCACGTGACCACGTCACCCTGCAGGGTGGACTGGCCCGTGATGTTGAGTGAGGAGCCGCTGATCGTCTGTGCCAGGGTGGGGAGCGCCACGCCGAGCCCAAAAGCAAACGCCGCAATTCGCAGAAGAATACGGCTGATTTGAAATCCGCTGGCTCGCTGCCGGTCAGCCGGGCGGGCTCCCCTTCTCTGTCTGGGAGTCACGCGCTGTTGCTCCAGCCGTAGGGCAGCCCGAACCTCGGTGACGGGGAACGCTTGCCACGTGCTGAATAACCGGAATTTAGCGATGCGGCGCGCCAGTCCGGTCTCAGCGAGTAATATGGCGGTCGTCGTGGCGAACCAAATTCCGAGAGCGGCGGCGAAGCCCGTCGGTATCGTCATGGCCAGATCCGGCACAAATGCTGACACCGGCAGAGACATCACCATCTCCGAGCCGCAAAGGACTGGCCGGTCGAACTGGCATAGAGGCTGATAGCGCCCGCCGGCTTATAACCGGACGGCGTGATGAACACTGCGCCCGGTGCGATCGGGATCGACGCCCCGCCGGCGCTTGCCGCACCTACATCGGAAACATAGAGGGTGGCCAAAGAGTTGTTCGCGACGAGAAAACCGTTGACCGGAACTACGGCGGCAAACAAAGGCTGTGCCATGCCTCCGGTCACGATGGTGCCGCTGCCGTCGATCGCCGCGGAGCCAGCAGCATTGATAACCGGAAGAGGGGCCGTCGGACCGACCGGAGTCGCTACGCCGCCTGCGATTGCTGCCGGCGCATGAACCGGGACGAGGTTGCCCGCAACGTCACTCTGCGTCGAAATTGATTGTGTCGTAGTATTGGCGTCCTTGACGAGCAGCGTCAATGATCCACTCCTTCCCGGTAATGATTGGCGTAGCGCCTTTAAGAATCGGGTTTCCCATTACCAGCCAGTTGACCACTAAGCTGGCGATACATCTCGTAGATCCCTTCTGCGGGCATCGCTTCGACCAGGAGATCGGTCAGTGCCCAAACCAGTGCATCCACCCGATCAGGAGAGTGGCTGGCCGAACGGGTCGCGCGGTTGCCGTGCGCGTCGGCGGTGAAGGCGCACATCTGATCCTCGAGTTCCGGAAACACGCCGAGGTGGTGCACGCGGCCTTGCTCGTAGAGCGCCGCAATCGGTTCTGCGCGAGTTACCTTTCCGCGGGAAGCATGCACGGCAGAGAAGGGCGCGTTTGGCTCGATCACTCGCAGCGTCGCCTCGACCATATCGCCACCATTGTTCACCTCGGCTACGATCCGGTCGGCCCTGTGCGCGCGATAAACTGAAACAGCCGTCTTGGCCCATTCCGTCGGCTGATAGCGACCCGAGGCGTCGGCGAGCACCCAACCTCGTCCGCCGGCATCTTTGCCGGCAACAATAATGCCGGTCTCGTCAGCTCGCTCAGTCGAACTCGCCGCTGGGTCGATGGCGACGACCACTCTTATCAGCGGCGGCGCTGCGCGGACTCGTGATCCCTCCAACATGCCGCGGTTCCACAAGGCACCGGGAACATCTGCAAGGAGTTCTGCCTCAAGCTCCTGGCGGCCGAGGCGCGTCCCCTGATACTTTTGAATTATCTGTCCGAAGAACGCCGAGGCGAGATTGGCGCGGTTCTCGTAAGTGGTCCCCCGCGTCACAATGACCGTCGGATCGTCGATCAGCCCACGAATGAGCGATGTCGTCCGGGGCGTCGTCGTCACCACGACGCGTGGATCAGTGCCTAAACGCAGGCCGAACATAAGCATGTCCCAAGCCTCCGGATGGCGCCAGCTGGCAAGCTCGTCGCACCACGCTGCGTCGTGCTGCGGTCCGCGAAGGCGCTCGGGTTCGTCGGCACTGAATAGCGTGGCAACAGCGCCATTCGGCCAAGTCAGACGCCGCTTCGACGGCTCATACCGCGGCCGCTCCCAAGGTGGCGAGATAGCCAGGATGCCGCTTTCTCCTTCGACCATGATATCGCGGGCATCGCCGGCCGTCGGCGCTACGAGCGCAAGTCGATGTGCGGTTCGCGCAGTGACCCGAGCGCGGATCATTTCTGCGCCCGTTCGCGTCTTGCCGAAGCCACGGCCTGCGAGCACGAGCCATACCCGCCACTCCCCATTGGGCGGCAACTGATTGGGCCGGGCCCAGAAGGCCCACTCGTAAAGCAGGGCCCGCGCTTCTGCGGGGGTCAGAGCGGCGATGAGCTCGTTTCTGGGCACCTCCGCTCCCGAGCCAAGCGAAGTGGCGTGCAAGCGCCTCGCGCGCATCCTTTAAAAAATCCCTTTTGTATTTCGCCTTCAAGGCGTCCCGCTGGTGGCGGACGCCGGAATGCCGGCGATCGCCCGAGGACTGATCTCTTGTATGGCTCTGTTACGGGACAGTGCCGGTTCTGGGCGCCGGAAGCGGTCTAATCCGGATGGCGCCGGAGTTCCCGGGCAACACCAGTGCCTGCACACCGACCCACCGGGGGCGCGGTCATCCTAAGAAGCCAACATGGTCCCGTTCCCCACCATTGCCAGCGTAAGACAACTATATCACTTCGATCCGGAATTGTCAATATGCAAATACGTTTCTAGCAAGCAAGAGAATGAGCGAAATGTGCTTCGAGCGTACCCAATGAGGCAATCAGGATGCCGGAGGCCGCTTCC